AACCAAGCCTTTTTGTTTGAGGCGTACAAAGAGAATAAGAAGCTCCCAACGATTGCAGAGGACAGGGCGGAAGACGTTGCGGCGCATTTGTTTAAGAACACCAATGCGGCGGTAGTTGCGATATTCAAAGTCAACCCTTTGTTTGGCACAAGGGTGCTGTACCGTGCGTATACCCGCGAGGGCAGGGACAGAACTCATGAAGGGTTAGACGTGGGGCTGTTTACACAGAGTTCAGCCAACAACCGCGATGTTGTAGCTTTGATGGCCAATGAGATTCCTTGCAGTGAATACGCCGCCCCCCAGAGTGAGATTGGGTTGTGGTACATCGACAAGGGCGTAACCTTTGGATGCCGTGTCAGTGTGCCGCCAGAACAGGGCCGCTTTGTTGGGCAGATTACGGTCGGCTGGGAAAAAGAACCCAAAGATTTAAACAAAGCCATAGGGATGCTGCAGATTGCAAGTACTATGCTCAGTAAAAGTAAACAGTAAAGGATCATTATGCTGACACTACTCTCCACGCTAATTTCTTTTTTAATGGGCGGCTTGCCCAAGATTCTGGAATTCTTCCAAGACCGAGCGGATAAAAAGCACGAGTTAAATCTTGCCCAGATGCAGATCACCCGTGAGCTGGAACTGCGTAAAGCGGGCTTTGAAGCTCAAGAGCGGATTGAACACATCAAGTCTGAGCAGCTGGAAACAGAGAGCGCAGCCAACACCAAACAAATTCTGATCGGTGCTCAGCAGGCAGAGATGCAGGCAATCTACGCTCACGACACAAGTTTAAACGAAGGTACATCTACATGGATGAAGAACCTTCGCGCTTCTGTTCGCCCCGTCATTACCTACGGCTTCTTCTTCCTGCTGTTGTTTATTGACATCGGCCTGTTTGCCTACGGCTGGAGCCGTGGTGTGCCGTTCACCGAGTTGGCCGAGATGCTATGGGATTCTGACACCCAAGCTTTGTTTGCGGCTATAATAAGCTTCCATTTCGGAGGAAGGGCGTTTGGTAAATGAACATCGGTGTCTATGCGGTCGTAAATAAAGTGACTGGTCAAATGTATATTGGCAGTAGCGCAAATTTAAAACAGCGCCTAATCAATCAACGGTCGTTTTTAAAAACGGGGCATAGATGCGCGATTTCAGCGTTAAAAAACCAAAAAGTTAACATTGATGATTTTGATTTCCGTGTGTTGCTAGAAACGCAAACCGTGGAAGAGGCCAAGGAAATTGAAACAGCATTGTTAGAGTGTTTTTGGGGGCCAAGCCTTTACAACAAATCACCACATTCAGACGGCTCTACTGGTGTAAAACGTGACCATGCGGTCTATTCCGCTGGAGCTAAAAAGCAATGGGCAGACCCCGAGCAAAAGGCCAAACGTTCAGCGGCAATGCGTGGTAAGCGTGAGATTGTTGAATGCCCACATTGCCAAGCTAAAGGTGGCGGGGGTAATATGCGTCGATACCATTTTGAGAATTGCAAGTCAAAATGAAAATCAGTCCTAAAGCCATCAAGATGGTGATGCACCACGAAGGCGTGAGGCAGAATCCGTATAAATGTCCGGCTCGCCTTTACACCGTGGGCGTGGGCCATGTAATGTTTCCCGAACAGGGTAAGCTAAAGATAGACCAGCGAGATGCCTTTGTACCACCGCCAGAAGCTATGCGTAAATACTCAATGGAGGAAGTAGATGCAATACTTAGGGCAGACCTTGCTCGCTTTGAGAAAGGCGTGGCTACTTATTGTCCTGTGCCTCTTACTCAAGGACAGTTTGACGCGTTGGTATCATTTTCCTTCAATGTGGGGCTAGGCACATTACAGCGTTCCACGCTTCGTCAAAAGGTGCTTCGTGGTGACATGGAAGGCGCGGCAGAAGAGTTGTTGAAATATTGCATGGCGGGGGGTAAAATTCTCAAAGGGCTACAGAATCGTCGCATTGACGAACGGGCCGTTTTTCTCTCTTAGGACTGCTCATGCCATTAAAAAAACTTCAGCAGAAAGCCGGTGTAAACAGGGAAAATACACGCTACACCAATGAAAATGGGTACTTTGTTTCCAATAACGTCCGTTTTCGCCAAGGTACGCCTGAAAAAATCGGGGGTTGGACAAGGCTTTCTGCAAATTATTTTTTAGGTGTTTGCCGTTCGCTGTGGAACTGGGTAACCTTGGGCGGCGCTAACTACCTTGGCCTCGGTACAAATTTAAAGTTTTATATTGAGTCGGGCGGGGCGTATAACGACATTACCCCACTAAGAACTCCGGCTACAACCATTAACAACAATCCATTTGCTGGTGACGGCACAACGACTGTAACTGTTACAGATACTGCGCACGGCGGTATAACCGGTGACTTTGTAACTTTTAGCGGCGCTGCAGGTACTTACAGTACTATCTTTAATGCTGAGTTTCAAATCACTGTTTTAACTGCAGATACGTACACCATTACAACTTCTTCAGCTATTGTTGCTGGCAGCTATGGCGGCGCATCTGTAGTGGCGGCTTACCAAATTAACATTGGCTCAGCTTATGCTCTACCTCTCCTTGGATGGGGTGCAGGCGCATGGGGCGCAGGGCCTTGGGGCGCTGGCGTTGGCGTATCCACAGTTCGTCTGTGGGCGCAATCTAACTTTGGCGAAAATCTGGTGTTCGGTTTTCGTGGTGGTCCTATGTATTATTGGGATAACACCACAGGACTGTCTACCCGTGGGGTGTTAGTGTCTAGTCTGCCCGGCGCTTCAGACGTCCCGCTCATACAAAATTATTTAATGGTTTCCGCGATTAACCGGTTCGTGTTTGCATTTGGTACTAACGACTATGGAAGCGCTACACAAAACCCAATGTTGCTTCGTTGGTCAGATCAAGAAGACGTAGCAAACTGGACGCCAGCGGCTACAAATCAAGCGGGCAGCTTGTTGCTTTCCCACGGATCTAAGATTGTTACGGCGATTCAAACCCGTCAAGAAATTGTTGTGTTTTCGGATTCTGCTTTGTACTCGCTCCAATACCAAGGCCCCCCTGTTGTTTGGAGTACTCAGCTGCTTGGCGATAACATTTCTATTGTCAGCCAGAACGCTGCAGCAATTGCTTCTGGTGTGATTTACTGGATGGGCGTTGATAAGTTTTATAAATACGACGGTCGTTTGCAAACTTTGCGTTGCGACTTACGTAAGTTTATTTTTGAAGATATTAATTTGCTGCAACAAGATCAATTTTTTGCAAGTACCAACGAAGGTTTTAATGAAGTCTGGTTTTTTTACTGCTCCCAAAACTCCACCGAAATTGACCGATATGTGGTCTATAACTATCTTGAGAACAACGGCGAAGGCGTATGGTATTACGGCGAAATGGCTAGAACCGCATGGCTTGACTCAGGCTTGCGAAACAACCCAATGGCGGCAACCACAATCAGCAACATTGTCTACCATGAACTAGGTAATGATGATAATGCCACCGAAGTATCATTGCCAATTAATTCGGTAATTGAAACCACTGAATTTGACATTGACGATGGTGATCACTTTGGCTTTGTGTGGCGTATTATTCCCGACATTACTTTTGTAGGATCTGACGCAGCATCTCCCCAAGTCACCATGACATTGATTCCCATGCAGAACTCTGGTTCGGGTTACAACGATCCAATCTCTTTGGGTGGCAATAGCAATGCCGCCATTGTGCGTAGTGCAACAGTTCCGGTTGAACAATTTACTGGGCAGGTTTATGTCAGAGTGCGTGGCCGTCAAATGATCTTGAAAGTTGAAAGCAATCAGTTGGGTTGCGCATGGCAATTAGGTAGCCCGCGTATCGACATCAAGCAAGACGGTCGCAGAGGTAACTCATGACTTTCATTGTTACCACAGAGTATGAGCTTGGTCAGGTAGCTGCACCTAACTTGCCGCTTGCGCCTGAAACTTATTCACGGGCTTACTCTGACCAACTTAACAACATCTTGCGTCTTTACTTTAACCGTTTAGACGCTATTTTGGATCAGCTAAAAACTGGCTCAGGCTCAATTGATGGGTCTGGACTGCGCCTGCCTTACGGGGCTTTTTCTAGCGATCAGGATCAGACAACTACGGCCAATACAGCCACGTTGATGACGCTCAACACCACAGACTTTTCTAATGGTGTAACCATAGATACTTCTAAAATCACGGTAGCAACTGCTGGTATTTACAACCTACAGTTTAGTACGCAGTTTCAAAACATAGATAACCAGCCGCAAGACATCAGCATCTGGCTTAAGCAAAACGGTGTAGACATTCCGGGGTCAACAGGTTTTATTTCCATCCCTGCAAAAGCTGGCGCTATAGAAGCCCATGAGATTATTGGCTGGAACTATTATGTGTCTATGGCCGCTAATGACTATATTGAAATCTACTGGTCAACCACTGATGCGGATGTGACTATCCAGCACTACCCTGCGGGTACAGGCCCAGTGCGCCCTTCTACGCAGTCTGTTGTTGTCACCATGACGTTTGTATCGGCTTTGCCTTAAGGTTTAAACATGAGAGAACGTGATCAAAACTTTTACATGGATTACGAAGACACCGGCTTCGGTGGCAGTCCTATGCAGCAAAACGAAGCGCTGGCAAACATTGTTAACCCGCCTCCCCAAAAAGAAGCTTCAGATAAAAACGCAACAATTGATGCGTTGATTAAGCAAATCCAGTCTAGAAGCAACACTTCTCAATGGACAGGTGGATACGGTGCTGATGCCGCCACCAAGGACATGGCCCGTATTCTTGCTGAAACAGGAATCACAGACATTAACCAGTTTGGCAGAGTTACGCGTCAAGTTGAAGACTACATGGGGTCTGATGATTCTGGTAATCCAATTTATCAGACTCGAACCGAACAAACATTTGGCAACAAAGAGACCGGCCAAGCCGTACCCAATACATACAGCGAACGCCAGACAGGTAATTTCTTTGGTGGCACATTTGAAGGTAAGGGCAACACCGGCTACGGCGTGCAGTTTGACGCCCAAGGAAACCCGCTCTTTTACACACAGGGCGCGTCTAGCTCAGACATAGGGAATATTGCTCCATTACTGACAATGGCGTCATTTGTTCCCGGCCTGCAGCCGTTTGCCGCAGGTTTAAACTCGCTGATCGCAGCAAAACAAGGTAACGTATTGGGCGCAATTGCTGGGGCTGCTGGTCTTGGTAATATGACAGATGTTGCCAACGCTGCTAGATTTGCAAGCGCTGTACAGAGTGGCGACCCATTAGCCATGGCTTTTTCTGGCGCTAATCTTGGTGGGATAACTGACGTTGGTGGGGTTGACCTTAAAGATATTTCTAGAGGTATTGGCGCAGTTAAAGCAATTGAAAGTGGTGATCCGTTAGCGTTGCTGCGTTATGGTATGAGCGCACTACCAAGATCTGGTGGCGAAGCTCCTGCTTCAGGTGCCCAAAAAGACTTCTTTGATGCTGAACAAGCGCGTTTAACAGCCGCTGGGTATACACCGGACCAAATAAAACAGTACTTTGGTAATTTAGAAAATCTTACCGAAGATTTAGATTTCCAACCAGAAGTACCGCCTGTAGATAACGCGCTACCTCCGCCTACGCGCTCTTTAAATGGTGACACGCAGGTTGATGAAGCTGATGATTTCTTAAAGTCGATTGGCATCAATACCCTTGATAGAACAACTGACAGTGGGTTAAGCAACCAAGACATCCTTGACATGATTAATGCTGACCCTAACAGGATTGAAATTGTAGGCAGCAAAGAACCTACTTATTCGCCTATAGATGACTACTTCATGCCTACGCCTATTAGAGATGAGGGCACTCTTGAAGTTGTTGGGAGCCGAGAACCAAAGTATTTGCCTACAGACGATGACTTTATGCCCACGCCGATTAAAGATGAAGGCGTGATGGAAATTGTAGGCAACCGAGATAAAACACAAGAGCATGTGTTTGACCCCACATTTGGCGGTACTTTGCCATTGCCAGAGGTTCCTGCTACTCCAACTCCTTCGGCTGGCGCACCTAAAGTGCCAACGCCCACTAAGGCCCCAACAACCCGTGCCCCCACAACGCCAGCTCCGGCGGCGGCTTCTTCCAGTATGGACTTATTAGGTTTAATGGCACTTTTGGGTGGCCAGCAACAACCCGTTCAACAAGCCCCTATGCAAGACCC